AACCGCAGACAATATCACAATGTATTTCCCCGGCCCGGATGAAGAAACATTTCAACGCTGGTTTGACAAAAACGACTCCCATGACGCAAGCGAGCATGAAATGGGTCGTGATGTATTCGACAACCCCGGCGAGGCTATGAGTCGTGCAAGAGAGGTTGGTTGCACAGGTATGCACAGTCATACCCGTGATGGAAAGACTGTTTTTATGCCCTGTCGTAGCCATGAAGAATATGAGGACAAAATGACTGCTTCTTATCACGATGATGAAGAAGAAGAAGTTATGGGCGACAACCACGGCGAATGCGGCGTTGGTGAAGTTATGCGCAACGGAGAATGTATGCGTGTAGCAATCACGCTTGATATTGACGATATTTCAGTGGATGAAACTATTGTTGAAGCCAGCACAGGTCGTCAAGTCGTGCGGATTAGCGGTGTGGCCTTTCACAATGGCGTGAACAAAAACGGATGGGAATTGTCAAGAAAAGGCGCAGACCTTGCCGTTGGGCAAATGGTCGGCGGCGATTTGACGCTCAATCACCCAAAGGCTGAGATGGGTCGTTTCCGACGAAACATGGACGGTGGCGTTGATGAAGCAGTCGTCGGCATTGTTCGTGAAGCAAGCGTGCATGACCTTGCTGGCGGTGCATGGGAAGTCCGATTTAAGGCTGATGTTTTCCGAACCGAATTGTTTGAGGCTCTTGAATCAGGTCTTTGGCTAAGGCAAGGATATGGCGTATCTATCGGTGGAACGGGTATTCCCGATGAAATGATTGAAGCCGCCGATGGTAAGACTATTATGTTGTTTGAAAGCAATTTTGATTTCGACCACTTGGCTATTGTTCACCGTCCTGCATATTCGGGTGCAACCATTGAAAGTGTTGAAAGGGTAAATCTGCAAAAATCAGAAGAAGCCTTTAATAGACAAACAGACTCTTCCCCAAATATCGCAACGGAGAGAACACCCATGTCCGATGAAGAAATTATCATGGAAGCCTCCGAGGAAGTCGTCGCTGACGAAACCCCGGACTTCGCCGCCGAGATTGAAGCATTGAAGGCTTCGCTCGCCGCTAAGGAAGAAGAATTGAACGCCATCAAAGCCGCAGAAGAAGCAAAGGCCGAAGAAGCCCGACTTGCTCTTGTGCAGAAAGCATCCGACATGGGAATTGCAGGAATTGACGCTCTCCCATCCGAAACTCTCGAATCCATTATCGCCTCCTTTGAGGCTAAAATGGTTGTTGAAGAACCAGCAACGGAAGAACCCGTCAAGGAAATGAACCCCGTTGCATCCAACATGGGCGCTGAACCAGCAAAGGTTGAAGCATCCGAAGAAGCGGTTGTAGCAAACTACCTCAACCGCAAACTCCTAAAGACTCCCGAAACGCTTTACGCAAAGGCTTGGAACGCATGGGCTAAGGGCTGGAATCAGACCCTCGGCGCATCTGAGGATAATATGCGCGCCCCTTCCTTTGAAGAAGCAAAGGAGAAAAACTTGATTTGAGGTGAAAAATATGACCGCACTAAATACCCCACGAAACGGAACATTGAAGGCTGGAAGCACGGTTAGCGGCATTGGCTACCTGTTGGCTCAAGACGGAACGAACACGCTCGACCTGAGCGCCGCCACCGAGGTTTGTATCGGTGTGTCTGCTGACGAATCCGAGCGCGATGCAAGCGGCCTTGTATCGGGCGGCAAGGTTGCCTTTTACCCTCTCGGCGGAGTCCTTATGGTCGCTTCCAAGACGGGTCTAACATGGGCTTTGGGCGACACTGTTTATGTTGATGCAGGCGGTTTGGCTTCAAAGACTGTTGGTTCTAACAAAAAACTCGGCCTTTATGTGGGCGAGGGAACGACGACGACCGCAGATGGCGACCTTATTCCTGTGATGACTGCTGGTGCGGCTATTGCTTGATGACAAAAACAAAAATTGAGGTGAAATGATATGAAACAAACTCTTGAAGAAATCTTGACCGTCGAAGCCGCCGCAGGGCCATTCGGACAGGCCGATGCCGTCCTTGAGCAAACCCTTCGCGACTTCATCGAATTGCAGTCCACCACTATCGCAGTCGGCACGCAGGTTGTCGGTGTGCGCAGTGTTGGCTGGTTGGAGTTCACTTGGTATTCGGGTGCAGAAGGGACTTTCTCTTACCCTCTCGCTGACAACGCAACCGCCGACCCAACCAAGATTGGAACGGAAAACTATTCGGTTCACTTGAAGAAGGGTCAAGGCCGATGTATCTTCCTTGACTCCACCCTTCTGCGAGGCGAGTCCTTTGAGAACCTCGACCGACAACAAATGGCTATCGTGCGCAACCGTGCAACCGTCATTGATAACCTTATCATCAGCGCCCTCTTGAGCGGCGCAGGTCAAAGCGTTGTCGTCGCTGGTGGCTCAGAATGGGACACGGCTTCTGCTGATGCTGAGGCAAACATCCTGACTGCTATGGACAAAATCTTCGAGAACGGTCGTGTGTCGGGCAACGAGCCAATGGCTCTCATCGTCCCAACCAAGCACCGAAATGTCCTCTTGCAGACGACGCTTTACGGAAATGTCGTGGAGTCCCTTGAGGAACATCTCCGCCGCATGACGAACCTCACCATCTATTACAGTCGTGATTCTCTCCTTGACGACACCGCCCTTCTGCTGATTCCCGGCGCTGAAACCGCCGAGTTTTTCACTTACAACGGCGACGGATTCATGGAAACCGAATTGACTCGCATTCCCGGCGTTGGCTACGATTGGATGCTTACGGGCTACATGGGTTGTGTGATTCACGAACACCAAGATGGTGCGGCTTCCGGCCTCTCGAACCGTATCTGCAAAATCACGAACATCACCGCTTGAGGATAGGCGGTGATTAAGTGAGCAGGGCTGACTTCTTGAAAGGCTACGCCGAGAACATTCTCGGTCGTGAATTGACAAAGGCAGAAGCCGAGCAGGTTTGCGCAGAAACAAATCGGCGCAAAGTGCAGGAATTGTGCGCACAATTTGCGCAGAAGCCTAAGTCAAAACCCAAGAAGAAAGTCGTTCTTCCCGAACCAATTGATGAATCAATGGATGATTCGATTAAAGCAGTGGTGAACAGTGATGAAGTCTAAGGCCGCAGTCGCAAAGGCTCTCAAAGAAAAGGGCATCCCAATCCCAAAAGAGGATTCCTTTTCTGCTATGATGCACCGACTCAATTCTTGGGAGGAAGGCAAGGGCTATCTCTTTCGCAGAATTAAAAGCCGATTTTATGCTCGCCAGCAATTGCCTGTTGAAATACCTATCGGAACAGTGGTTTTTGTTCCCAACAGTGATTTTGCACGCTCTTTGATTAAGACGGGCGCTATGTTCCCATTGGGTCGTGCATTCTTCGATGAAAAAATCCACACGCTCATTGATGTGCCGCAGACCGAGGTTTATGAAGAACCGAAGGTTGAAAAAGCACCCGCACCAAAGAAAGAAACACCGAAGAAGAAGCAGTCTAAGAAAAAGGTGAAGAACAGTGGCGATAACGACAACGCAGATTCGTGATTTGCTCAACAGGCCGAGAGGCTTGAATGATGCAACGATTAGTGAATACATCACTATTCGCACAGAAGAAGTGAACAAATCCCGCCGTTCTTCGACGCTTTATGGCCTCGGTCTTGACGAAGGCGTTTCCGATACCCAAGCAGAATCAGCAATCAAGTTCCTCGTTTGCGTGGATTGCTTGCGAGTTATGATTGACACCATTCCTATGTATGTTCCTGAACCGGAACAACGACGAACAGATATTCGGCTTTCAGCACAGTTAAAGTCTTTTGAAGCACAAGCCGACAAACTGCTTTCGCAGGTTGCTGAAAGAGGGGGCAGTGCATTTGCCCTTGACTCAAGCAATTCTCGGATGGAAGATGTATGACTGATTATCAATGGATTGGCGCTGTTTCGACGGACGCTTCTGTTGCTGGAAATTGGATTCCCGCCACTGTTCCGGGTGCAGGTGATAAAGCCATTTTTGATGCTGGTTCATCGCAAAACTGCAATTTTAACATCGCAACCATTGATGAAATCGAAATCCAATCAGAATACAATCATACAGTGGATTTTACGGTGAGCGTTGCTTTGAATGGTCTTAAGGTAAGCAAAGCATCATCTATTAAATGCACTATTGCTTCAGGGCTTTCTTTTTTAGGAACGCCACCCTATAAAAGCAATTCATGTTTTGTTGAAAACGGAACAAGCGAAAATGTGTTTTATGACGCATTAAGCCGTGATAATTTGATTTATTCCTTTGCCCATTCATCGGGAACGCTTTATTTTGATACGGGGTATTATCCCTATGTCAAACTCGGCGGGACTGCTTCGTTTAGTCCTCAATATGTTGCGCCAACCGTTGCAGATTCAACCGATGTAAATATGCTTCAAATGACTGTTGATGCTGGCGTTGGGGCGTTTGAACCAGCCTCGACAACGCCAACAGACAACGATAAAGCAAAGCGTTTTCTTTTCAGCGCAACCACTTCTGAAATTGTGATTGTTAATGGGTTTTCATCGTTTGACGGCGGCTATGCAACATGGGTATTTCAAGCAAAAAGTGCTGGCTTCCTTATCCCCACATCAAACCTTGTCGAATACAACAATTGCACATTTTCATTTTACAAAATGATAATTTCAGCAACGGACGATGGGGCAGGCGCATGGGCTAAAATTGCTCAAGGCGCACGACTACGCTTGAATGACTTTACCGTTGAAGTGGGTGCGTCTGTAAAGGGCGCAGGGCCGTCTGCAATCCATTTGATTAACCGACCGACCATCAAAGGCACTTGGGGCTTTTTCCCCGTCGCTGACGGCATCTATCACCACAAAGACGGTGAATTGCTTGGGGTTGCAGAAGGCGGAACAGGATTAACCAGCATTCCCGAAACATACATTCCTTTTGGCGGAGAGTCAAATGCACTTTCGACCTCTTCCCGCTTGACATTTGATAGCAACCTCAATGAATTGACGATTGATGGAAAATTGACAGTTAGCGGTTTAATTGACCCTACGGGCATGGTATTTACCCCACAGACCTCAAATCCCGAAACAACAAATCCCGAAAATACGATTTGGATTGATAGTGAAACAGGACATTTGTATAGGGGCGATAGGAATGTTGAGTCCACAGTCCATTTCAATGTGCGAAACGATGAGGGCGCAACAATTCCCCTCGGTGCGCCTCTCTATTCAAGAGGTGAAATCGGTGGTAGCAACAGAATTAAGGTCGGTATTGCTGACGCAAGCGACCCTGCTAAAATGCCCTGTATCGGTCTTGCTATGCAGGAAATGAATACGACTTCAACAAAAGACGGGAACATGATTCTTTCGGGTATTTTTAATGAAAATATCACCATTACGGGTGTCGTAGAACAATCCACTATCTATGTTGCCCCACACGGCGGAGTCGCACCGTATTTGACAATCACGCGACCAACAAGCGGCTCTCACCTTATTCAAAATGTAGGCATCTGCGTCCGACAAGCGGCGGCAAATGTTTCTCAAGCGATGACGGTTTCTGCTATCGGTAGGACTAACGACATCCCTAATGCCGTTATCACTACAAATAGTGCAGATGCCGATTATGTCTATATTGATGATGGGAATACCTTCAAAAAAATAACACCTTCCAATTTAGGTATAGGTAGCGGGGGCGGAGGCGCAGAAACAGACCCCGTATTTACCGCATCGCCAGCAGGCGGGATTACAGGCACACAAGTTATAAATTGGGACACTGCTTACGGTTGGGGCGACCACGCAGGGCTTTACGCTACGGCGGCTCAAGGTGCGACCGCAGATGCCGCCCTTCCCAAAGCAGGGGGAACAATGACGGGCGAGATTGAGGCAACAACAATCACCCTTAACACCGTTCCCGCAGACCCACAAACAGGAAACAAAGTGCGTCTTGGTGAATCGGGGGCGACAAGCAATATGCTTCGCATCAGAACCGATGCTGGCTACATAGATATTGGCGCAAACAATACGGGCTATGGACACATAATGACAGACCGAGATAGGTTCTATTTCAACAAAGCCTTGACTGTTGCTGGCGGCTATTATCTTGGGTATAGTGGTGGGCTAAACTTGGGAACAGGAACAAGTGTCGGTGGCGCAACAGTCGCTATTCAAGTCGCAAACGGTTCATCCGACATCACCGTTGCAGGGACGACCACATCAACGGGCTTCATCAAGACGGGCGGTTTAGCGACGGAATACCTCATGGCTGACGGTTCTGTTTCAACAGGCGGTGGTGGCGGCGGAGGAACGCCATCGGGTGCGGTTGGTGCTATCCAATTCAGCGACGGTGCGGCCTTCGCCAGCGACGACGCAAACCTGCACTATGACGACATAAACAACCGATTGGGCGTTGGAACAAATATCCCAAGCGAAACGCTTCATGTCAAAGGAAATATGCTTGTCGAAGACCCTTCATCAACGGGTTCGTCCGACCATTTGCTTGAGGTCAAGTCGGGTTCATCAGCAACCCCCGATAACGCTCGCATTCTCGTTTCAGCAGATACCGACGCTAAATTGCCGATGTTCAACCTGCGTGATGTAGAGGCCAATGGCGGGACATTCAGCCCGAATTATTCGGCTTATGTCGCCCTTGACCGAGCAACGCCAATCGTTTCAGGTTCGGCACAAAATGACCTGTTGATTGCTAACGGCAACTACAACAAAGACATTCACCTTTGCACAAACAATGCAGGAAATGGTTTGGGCGTAGAGGCTCGCTTAACGATTGCCTCGGATGGTGATGTTGGAATTGGGACTACGAACCCCGATAACCCGCTTCATGTCGTCGGGGCGGGCAACTTCCCCTTCCGTGTTCAAGGCGACGAAGGCAACCTTCGGATGAACAAATACGGCCACCTTCACATTCAAAACGATAACTCTTCCCCTATTGACGGTGCAACGATTGACAGTCCCTTGTGGTCTGTCGGCCAGCGTGATGGAGGGCAATTTGACATAGCCTTCGGTGCGTTAAGCACCCAATTGGTTGCGGCTGGCGATGCTTTGCTGACCCTTCAACGAGCAGGGAATAGTGCAACGGGGCAGAAGCAAATCGGGTTCTTGGGGGCTACACCAACAGGGGCAATTGACGATGGGTTGGGTGCGCCGATAACACCTGTTTCCCCTGCGCTTGTAGGCCCAACACCTAACGAGGCGTTGATAGCGGCTCAATTGGATGCAATTCTCGCTGGACTTCAAACGCTCGGACTTTTCCTATGAGGTGAAAAAATGGATAAATGGCTTGATGAATATGTCGAACAAATTATGGCGCAACAGGTTGTGCGCAACGGTATTTTTAAGAAAAAGGTGAAGAAAAATGACTAAAAGAAAAGGAAAAATCGTGTATCAGCCACCCGAAAGGTGCTATACAAATGTGAACATTGAAGAAACACCGCATGGCTACCGTCTATTTAGGGACGGCGAAAGCCATCATTTTACAGTCATCCCGTTGTCAAAAGCGGTATCGGTGGACTATAAAGGAAGTGGAAAAAATGAATGAAGAATTGATGTTGCTTGCTGGCTTGGGTATTTTTGCAGTCGGATTTGGTCTTAAACACTATCGAAAACTGCGCACAAAGGTCAAAGAGGCACTTGAGGATGGTGAATTGAGTCTTGATGAAGCCCTTGACATTGTGCAGTCCGTTGAAGAAACCATTGAAGAAGTGAAATCCTTGCCTTCTCCTTCTGCTATGAAGCGTATGCGCAAAGACGAATTGAAAGCATTGTGCGCAGAACATGAAATTGACGCACAAGGAACAAAAGATGAAATTATTGCACGGCTTAGGGAGGCTCTTGAATGACTTATTATTGTGAAGTCGCTGATGTTGGTTCACGCCTTTCCCTTGACAGTGCGCAACGCACACGGGCAGAAAATCGAATTAAGCGCCACATCCGTCAAGCCGGGATTGAAATAGACCAATGCTTCCTTGAATATGGACGAGATGAACCAAGCGGTGTTATCCAAGAAACAACGCTTAATTCCCCAATTGACATTTCCACGGATTCCACGCAATTTCGTGTTTCTTCCTTTATCGGCTTTGACTCAAGCGGTGGAAAGGGAAACATTGATGGAGATACCTTTACATATACGAGTCTGCAAAATGTTGGAGGTTCACACTACATTCAAGGGGTTTCGGGATTGTCATTCGACCACGCAAGCGGCGAGATTGTTCAATACGGAGAGTTTGCTCATGTTGTGCGTGAAATCTGCGCAGACCTTGCGACGGCTTCATATCTTGAGGACGAAGGCACAATGCAAACAAATGCAGACGGTGGGCTTCGTGGGCAAGCACTGCGCAAGCGTGGGATGAATGCCCTTATGCGCCTTGCGCACATGGGAGAGGCTTAAGGATGCAAACACACACACGACGAGGCTCGACGGTTGAGTTCAAACTCACAACCGATGATTCGGGTCTGCGTCGTGCATTGGCTTTTATGGGTCGTGAAGGTGGAAAGCGCCTTGATGGTTTGATGAAGCAAATCATTGACGAAGAAGTGGAACGAGCAAAGTTAAGGCTCAAAATGATGGCGAGGGCGCTTGCTGGCGTAAAAGTCCCGCAAACAACGCTTTATGTCCCAATGCGCAGATTCAAACAGTCTAAAAACATTCATGTAAAGGTGGCCGACGCATTGAAAAACGAGCGTGTGCGAAGCAAACACTACACTGTTCACACAGGAAACTCTTTGAACGAAGCCGCCGTTGGTGTTCTCGGTCAAAGGGGCGGTCGTCTTGCGCACATTGTAGCAAAGGGTATTGACCCGTTTAGATACGGCAACCTTCCCACGACTGTTCGTTCAAGCACTGCGTTTTATGCGGCTACGGGACAACCGGGCGGCGTTTCCTTTTGGATGCGTATGCGTGGCTCTCATCCGGGTTTCTATCAAACATTTGACTACATCGGCACTGTCGAGCAAATGTCAAAAAAGCAATTTCAAGAAGTCGCACCTATTATGATTAAACAGATGGCTCGCGAAGCAGGCTTTGCAGAAGTCCCGACAAAATCCAAACTTTCATCTAAGGTTAAAGGTCAAGGAGTTATGTTTGCGAGAGGCGGTGAATAAAAATGACGGTATCAAGGCAAACAGATTATTGGACTGCGCGGCTTAACGGCCAAGACCCCACTTCTCCCGTTGGGATGAACAACACTGCATGGTCGCTTGACAGTGGCGATGCTGGCGATGGTGTTTCACAAAATGGGTATTGGCGCATAACTTCCTCAAGCGGAGGGCAGTCATGGAAGCAAACCGTCGCTGATGATGATAACGACTTGACTCTCATCTGCGCAATCCATCAGGAATCTGCGCCCGATGCCGATGAAGTGATAATGGCTCTCGATAACGGCACTTATCGGGTTGAGGTTCAAATTATTAACATTCGTCAAGTGAAATTGGTTGGAAGCACTACCGTTGAAAGTCCAAACCTTGATTTTCAAATGAATGATGATGCCGCCGTTCCCATTATTTTGCGTTTGACTCTCGCCAATGACGGCACTGCTCGACTGTATATGGCCGAAATAATTGAGGACGATGACGCACAACAACACTACCTTGAGGTTTCTGCGCAAAGCACTTCTGCACAGGGCGCTTTTTTCGGAACGACTACGGGAACGGTTGATTTTTACAGTGTTTATTTCACGCCTCATGGTGCTTATTCCCCCGATGAAATGGATATGTCCGACTTTATTTCACACAGTCTTTTGCGCACAGGTATGAAGGTTCGTGATGTTCTGCGCAATAGCAACCGTTTGTTTCTCAAGACTCATGTTGGAAGCGCAGGAATTAACTATGCGTTTGATTTGTCAAGCGACTCGATGATGAACCGCTATCAATCCCCATCAGTCCATGTGATGATTCAAAAAGCAGACTCCCCTGAGTTTTTGACTCTATCGGGAACACGAACCGACCAGCGATACAATGTGATGATTTTCGTTTCAGCAAAGGGAACAAATTATGAGAATGCTTATCGTCTTGCCGCCTCGATTCTCGGTGAAGTGTTTGATGAATTGTATGTGAACACAGGCTTGGACGATGGTGTGGATAGTCTGCTTGGCTACACGACAACCTTTGATTCAAAGGTGGACGACGATGAAATCGTTTGCATTCACACACTGTCCCTTGAATACATGAAGAAAATCCGAATGTTCTATCGTGAAGCATGATATAATGTTTTTAAGGATAACCTTCATAAAGCAAACCAACCCTCTTTAAAGCATGACGAGCCACCAATTGCGCTATTTGACGATGGCGAGAGAAGCCACATACAATGACTCAAGCACCGAAGTCAATGTTTATGTTGGTGAAGTGGAAAGCGAATCATACCAGCAGTCCTATGATGTGCTAAAGCGCAACGACATTAACTATTATGGCGCACGAAAAGCCATTGTGAGCAAAAAAATCGCAGAAGGCTCTTTTACCTGCGCACTACAACCTGACTCATTCGTGTTGTGCGCACTTCACGGCATCATGGGCGTTGATACACCTTCAACGGACAGTGGTTCAACGCCAACCACCGACGAGCGCCGCTTCACTGAAATCCCATTGACGGCAAGCACCGAATTGCCTTCCTATACGATTCGTGTTGGTCGAGATGACTACGAACACATTTTCCCCGGTCAAGTCATTGAAAGCATCGCCGTTTCCGCAAGCATTGGCGAATACGCTATGCTGACCGTGAACACCGTTGGCGCAGAACAAGAGGATGCAGAAGGCACGCTTGAAACGACCTATGTTCCCGACTACACGGGCGATGCCGCACACTTTGCTGGCGCTTATGTCAATTTTGAATCCGTCGCAACCAACAGTGCGTTTTCAAACATGGTTCAAAGCATTGACTTTGAAATCAAGACGAACCGTGATATGGATAACGCATATAGCCTCGGCAGTGAAACCTGTGTGCGTGCGCCGCCTATCACCCTGCGAGAAGTGAGCGGTTCAATCACCTTCCACAAAGCATTGGACTCAACCGACAGTGCAAGCGGTGCGCCTTATTTTGAGGAATTGCGAGCCGCAACCGCCGCAGGCGGAGAAGCATTGTTTGACCCAAGCGGCGCTGATGTTCCCGCACTATCCGCTTTGTTCCGTGTGGACGCAGATAACTACATTCGCTTTGACTTTGGGCGAGTCATTTATGAAATGCCTGAAACCTCGGTATCAGGTCGTGATTCGCAAACTATGACCGTCAATTTCCACGCACTATGGGAAGATGATGCAAGCGGTCGTGATGGAATGGTTGAAATCACCGCTAAAGGAACAGGCGTAAATGACTATGATGCAATCGCTTGAGGTGGGTTAAGTGCCTATCACAGACCCTTCCGCAGTCGCAACGACAACCGTTCATGGAACGCATTTAACCATTGGCGCTCTTATCGAAGGAGTCCTGCAAGGTCTTAACGCAAATAGCGAAGTTATTGACATTTCAGTGGTTCGCAGGGCAGTGGGGAATAACTACACTGCCTTCATCACTTATGAAGAAGCACCAGCCGCACCTTGA